CCTCGTCTTTCCGCGAATGGCACAGCCATCAGCACGTTGAGATGCAGTACGAACGCGCCCACCTTTTTTAAAGCCCATATCCGCAGAGGACATGCCAGGCTGAATATTAAAAGTTTGGCTTACCCCTTCAGCTGGCTGGGTAGTGCTTGCAGCAGGCTGGTTGCCATAGAACGGATATGTAGGCTGCTGGGCAGCTATTTCTCCGCCTTCTGCATACCGCTTTTTCTTTACTGAGCCGCTAGCACGGGCAGAGCCAACCCTGCCCCCTTTTTTCATGCCGCCTTCTTTAGACGGCAAATTTTTACGCGCTGCCTCACCAACCGATTCCGCAAAACTCTTTTCTTTTTGCTTTTCTTTTGAGGTAGAGCCTGAAGGCATTAGTTTTGCACCAAGCCCAAGAAACGACAGCGCTTCACGAACAGCTTTGCGCGGCGCTTCATTCTCCTCGCGCTCTTTCTTTAACTGCTTCTCGTAAGCCTCGTTTTCTTTCTTTACTAGCGCGTCTCTACGAGCGTTTTCAATTTCATTTGAGGTAGGCATTAGCAGATTCTCCCGCGAGTTTTGCCTTTTTGAGCAATGCCGTCTGCACGTTTAGATGCCGACGAAACAGAACCGCCCGATGAATACTTCTTAACTGCGCCGCCCTTCTTCATACCAAGCTTCAATGATTCCCGGCCAATCTTGAGCGGTTCATTAGTTAACTGCGGCGGGCGAGGCGTAATGTCTTTTTCCATCCGTCTGCCCATTGCTTTGACAGCCTGCTTGCCAGCCAAACGCTCTGCCAGCGTTTTCAGTGCACGTAAGCTGCCGCCACCAATTAACGCAGATTCTGGCGAACTGGTTTCCAACGCCTGCTCACGCTCCATGCGAGAACGACGCTCCATCTCTTCTTTAGAAGCTTGTGGCACTTTAGCCGACTCATCTGGCGCAGAAGACTTGCTTGCTTTTGGTTTTGCAAGCGCAGTCGTATATTTCTTGCCGCCAAACTCAAATGTTTTGTCACCAGAACGACGCGCTGCCGCAAATGCTTGTTTAAACGTTTTAGCTGTAAGCTCTTCGGACTTATCGCTTTCCTCAGAGCTTTCTTTGCCACCACCGTAGCCAATGTTTGGCGCGCGGCCGCTTGACATGTAGGCGCTGTCAGAGTCCGCGTCATCCGTGCTGCGTTCAGGCGACTTCCTGCGACGCCCGGTGTAGTCGCTACTCTCAGTCATGTCGGCAGTAGACTGCTCATCGTAAGAGCGCTCTGGGTAGCTAGTTCTTACCGCTTCGCCGGAACCAGACTTTACTGGGTTGCCGTAACGGTCACGCAAAACGCCGCCTTCTTGATATCGCTTAGCATTTTTCTTCATAACACCCTCCGCTGCGACTCAATCAACTGATCTATCTTCGTCTCAAGTCGGTTGAATCTTTGGTCAATATGGTCAGTAATGCGGTCTACTTCTGCCTTGGTCACATTATCCCGAGCAATTTCTTCACGCGTCTTGTTCAAAAGAATCGTGATGCGCGACAGCTCAGAAAACTTCTCATGCGCAATGTAAGCAAAAAGACCGGTAAACAGTGTCAGACCGCCAGTCCAAACGTATGACATTTCCATACTCAACACTTCCATGCCCTTAAACTTTTATTAACCCGGCTATTCGGATCGTTCGCGGTCTTTGAAGAAGTCAGCTTTTTCTTTAAACCTGACATCCTGGCGCAGAACGATTTTTTCCTTGAGCCGCCTTCCGGCTGGGGAGGTTTCAAGTTCATGCCTTGCGCTTTCGCGGAGGCACGTCCCTTGGCGTTTAGACCACCCTTGGGATTTTTGCCCTCTTTGCGAGTCCATGCTGGTGACTTAGCCATGAAACACCGTTGTTGCACTTACGTTAGATAGTTCTACGTATAGACTTGTTTGAAATAATACGCCCTCACCGGGAATCAACACGTAAATAGTAAACGAATCGCTAGTACCTACATCAAGCTCACAAAGAACTGAGCCACCGGAACCGCCATCACGAAATTTAATAAACCCATCAGAAGCATTACCTCGGTAAGACACGCTTTTTAGACGTGTTCTACCATTAAAAGCAGTACCTGATGTCGTTAAATGTGCTGACTTAACGTCTGTTTGCATCATGGTGATGCCTCCTTATTAGACGTTCTGCTGACCAACCAGCGGATCTGCTACGAAATAAATCAGATAGCCGCCAACATTACCGCTGCCGGCTGCGTTGCTGGATGCGGTCACATAAGCCATCGAAGTGGTTGCGGTGCCTGTAACTACAGAGCCAATCGAAGTTGTGCCAACCGACGAAGCGGTCAAGGCAAGGGCAATAGTGCCAGCAGTAGTGCCAGAAGTGTAACCAGTCGTGCCAAGGTCAATAGTGCCGCCGCCTGCATCGTTGATAGCAACAGAGACAACAGTTGCGCCAGAAGGCAGAACAAGATCGGCTGCGCCAGCAGCGGAAGATACCTTGACGGTAGCGCCAGTAGCTGCGGCGTTAGTGATAAAGAACTGTGCAGCCATAAGGCCAGAGCCACAGTACGCGGTGCGAGTCTGATCGCCGCCGCCCGAACGCCAAATGCTTTGGGTAGTGGAAAGTGCCATTTGAATTTTCCCTCATGCGGTTAGGTACGTCGATCTGCATGAAGTCAGCCGGGACTGTTCGACGCACCGGAGTCACCCGGAATGCCCGTGTTATAGCACATAAGTAAAAAAGTGCAAGTAGAATATGCGCATCATGCCGACAAAAGACCCAGAAAAAAAGAAAAAAATAGCCAAGCGGCATTACGAAAAACATGCCGAAAAGGTCAAGGCAAAAACAAAGGCCAACAAAGAAAAAGCGCGGCAAAAATGGCGTGACTTTAAAGCTACATTATCTTGTACACAATGCGGGGAAGACCACCCAGCAACCTTTGATTTTCACCACGTTGTACGTTTACCAGACAACAGAAAAGTAAATAAATTATTATCAAATGGTAACTACAAAGCGGCACTAAAAGAGATTGAAGAGCGGTGCATTGTGCTGTGCGCTAATTGCCACAGAAAGCTGCACGATGAAGAGCGGCTACAGAAAAAGAACAAAAAGAAAAAAGGGGCCGAAGCCCCTTTAAATTACCAAGATGCTGAATCCTCTTCGGACTCATCTTCCGAATCGTCGTGCTCAACCCAGTCCTCGGACTCTTCATCAAAGAAATAAAGAGCGCCTGTCTCTTCGTCGAGGTACCAAGCAACGCCGTCTTCATCTACTTCAGCCCAGTCGTCTAGGTCTTCATCAAAGTAAAAATTAGCGTCCAAGTCTTCGTCGTAGCACCATGCAATACCGTCTTCGTCGTACTCTATGCCGTCGTCTTCAACTTCAACGTCAACCAATTCTAAGTCCAGCAAGTCAAGCAAGTCATACAAGCTAATCGAAATATCAAATGTTACAGTCATGATAATCTCCGTAGTCAAAATAGCAACCGCCCCCGGCTGCTAAATCATCCTACAGCACGATTATTACAAATCAAAAACAGCATTACATCCGCTCTAGCGCCTCATAAGCCTGCAACTGGCGGCGTAGTTTTACAATCTCTTCGTCGCGTTCTTCTAATTTTTTCTGCAAACTTGCACTCAGAGCATACGCCTCCATGAGTTTCTCAACCCGCTCTTTGTGATCAGTGAGCATCATTTTATACAGCCGCTCAGAAGACTCAATTTGCTTTTGTATGAAGTTAGACATAAACACCTTCATTAACGTAAAAAGGGGGGCTTACGCCCCCCTTCTTCTTACGCGCCTGGCGAACCAAACATGCCCAACGGATCACTGAATCCGAAGGAATAACGCTCACGAGACTTGTAACGAACGTTACCAGTATCGAAGTCACCGTCCATCGACTGTTGTAACGGAGTACGCACAAAGTGCTTCATACCGTTAGGCACGTCAGTGGTCAGGAACCATGCGTTCGTGTCGGTCAAGTAATGGTTGATCGTATAGCCTTCTGGGATCGAACCATTGTTCTTCAACGCGTTCACGTCGTTGTCGTTGGTGCCAACACGCAGTTCAGTTTCCAGCAGACGAGTTGCCACGAACTGCAATGCAGGCGGGACAACCAGTTTGCGGGGCTTGGCTGCAATCAGCAGATCACGTTCGTCAGTCCAAGCTGCGATTTGAATGACTGCGTTTTCCAACGAAGTTTCATTCAAGTCTGCTGGGGTTGACGGAGTGTTGCTGTTATAACCGCCGGATACCAGCGGGTGCTGAGTCGAGAACAGAGCAACACCATCGCCACCAGGGTAGCTGCTGGAGAAGCCATTGTTCAAAACTGCAGCTGCTTTAACCTGCTTGGTGTACGACATAGCACGAGCCAGCGCCTTGGTATAACGAGCCGATAGGCTGTCATACAGGTTATCTTCGATGGCCTCTTCGGTCAGCGAGAAACCCAGAGCGATGGTTTCGTGGTTGTATC